GCATTAAGCCCAGGAAGCAGTTCCTTGAGAAGTTGTGCGCGTGATATAGCCATTAGTTAGTCTCTCCTATTGCCCAGTGGCTCGTCGATATTGATGTGGAGAGACCGTCACACTAGACGGCCAATTGAAGACGCACACGACATCGGGATAGGTATCACTTGCCGTTGTCCCGACTGGTTGCTTGCTGTCCGGTCCATCAACATAGTCGATGATCCGAAGCGGAAGCGTCAGCGTTGTCGCTGGTGTACTTGCATCAAGTGCATTCTTCGATTTTCCAATTGCAGTGCTACCAGCCGTCTGCACTACGCCCGCATTCAATCCACGGTCTGTAGTATTAAGGGCTTCGTCACCCTGCATTTGAAATACAACATGTGGGTCATCAATCACATAAGCCATCGCATCAGTTGCCGTTGTAGACGCAGGCCACTGCGTATTAAACGTCTTCTGACTTGTTGTACTTGGAGTGTAGGAGCAACCCACGAAGATTCCGACAGAGTTCAATGCAGCAGTACCAGTATCTTTAACAATAGTACCATCTGTATGAACCGTAACGAAATCACCATTGAAAAGCGCAGTACCGTATGTACTGGCAATCGGCAAGTGCCTCACTTTGCCCGTATATGAGCCGGAAGCACTCAACGAGCCAATCGGTCTTGCACCGTATGGTTTCGCTGAAGCAGCCATGGTAATTAGTTCCTAAGTTTGGGCATTAGCGGCTTCCGCCCCCAAATGCCACACGAGTTTTACGGTCTGGCGGGAGAACAGGCATCCGAGGATCGTTCTCACGCATATAGTTATTATCGACGGCTTGCATCTGTGCATTAGCATGACGGTGATAATACTCCCGTCTTTTATCAACCATTTCTTCTGGCGATTTGCAGAGTAAAAGCCCACCGACTTCAATATTGCCCTTCGCACCCCATTCTGACTTATGATCGCTCGTAATTTGAAGTTCTGGATGATCTTCGGCACGAACTGGTTCCCAACCTTCACGAAACTTCTTGGAAACATTTGTATTATCGGCATTACCGATCATAGATGTTCGTATCCATCGAAACACCCACCCTTCTTGCGGAATGGGATCAGGAAGTATGGACGCAGGTTCCCAGGGCTGGTCACGAGTCTCGTCTTTACGGGTCTCGACCGCTCTGGGTTTCCGTGGTGCGCGTTTTTCAGCCATCAGGACATCTCCTTCATTAGCTGTACCGCATATTGTTGCGGTGTAAGTCCCAGGCGTTTCGCGAGTCGTACCTGGGTCTGAGTTAGTGTAACCTTGCGCGGAATCGCACCATTATTTCTTGATGCAGGTGCTACAACCGGATTCACCTTGCGGCGGGCAGTTTCGACAACGAGCCTGCCGCTATCTCCACTGAAGTGCGTAGGAAAGATCTCTTTCATACGTTGATCAATCAATTGATAGTATTCGTCCGTGTCTGGGTCAACACCCTCTTCTCTAACAAGTCTCTCATGTACACCATAGGCAAGACTCGTCATTTCTTTATCGGTACCGAACCACGGATTGTCTTTTTGCCACTCTATAGCCTTGGCGTCCGGCTCAGGAGGAGGTGGGGGAGCATGTTGTTGTTGTGCAGCCAACGCTTGATCTTCTGCAAGCACATCACGCTTCCAATTATCTATAATCTTCTGCGAAACAGAGGGTGCATACGCCTGGGCAAGCTGTGCGTTGGTTAAATCCTTCTGTGCATTGGCAATTCTCTCCGAATCACCGGATTCATGGGCCTTTTTGAAGTTTTCTTCGGCAATAGACATAGATGCACTTGCTCTATGCTTGGTTTGCTCCGTTAAAGCGGTCTGGGAGTCCTGAACAAGCCTAATTAGCCTCTGATTTTCAGTTTGAAGCGATTGAGTGTAGTTAACAGCCTCATTTGCAAGCCTATTCGACTCTTCCTTGGCCCTTCGCTCCTCATGGTAGTCGTATTTCAGCTTTTTTATGCGTTTTTGGACCTTTTGGCCATATTGTTTAAGCTCAGGGTCGTCTTCCGCGACCCCGGACCCCTTCCGGTCCTCATCTGGTCGGTCGTCAACAACACTAACCTCAATTTCACCTACTTCAGAGCTGGTTTCCGCCTCCGCAGGAGGCTCAATGGTGGTTCTGACACCTAAAAACTTGTCTTCTTCGGTCATTCTTCCGGTTTCTTCACTCATTTTAGGCCCTTTCCACGCCTCTGGGGTCTTCCACGACCGCCTCTACAGTGTCATCATTGATTAAACGGAACTCTTTACCACGAATTTTCAGTCTAGTACCACTGAAGGCTCGAAAAACAACAAAATCACCCACCTGACAATATGGCCCACTGGGAAATCGGATAAACTCGGAATAGCAATCAGACCCCATAGACACCACCCAGCCCACAACAGTGGCAATCGACTCTTCATGCTGGGTCTGCGCCGATTTTACGATTCCACCTTCCGTGGTTTCATCAATTTCGGGTAGTGCAATAAGGATTTTGTATCCCTTTGGCTCCGGTAACTGACTAGCAAGGCGCGGAGACTCTTCTTCTGCGGAAACATCTGATTCCGTTAACTGTTTTTCTACTTCTTGTGCGAGCGTAGCCATTAAGACCTCTCGTTAAGTTGCACTCTAATTGAGTGTGTTAATTTTTCTTTTTAGCCATCTCTAAGTCTTTCCTGCATATCAATAACCTCACGCTCGGCCCAAGCAAGACCTTCTATCATGCCGCACACTTTGCGGTATTCTTCTATGTCTTTAGCAGAACCTAACGCCAGATGATCAGCAAGCTCATTCATCTGCTCCCTGAACTTCTTACGAAGGAGGGGTAAGACGCCTTCACTCACCCTTAGACTTCCTGTCCCTTTCTCTTTGCTCTAAATCCAAGGCTGTCTTATATCCATCTGCCTCACGATCAGCCTCACGTTCCTGTTGTTCTAAGAATTCCTTACCTCTTTTGTCTTCACGGTCGGCTTTACGTTCCTTCTGGTCCACCTCGTGCTTATAGCCCTCCGCTTCCTGCAATGCCTCGAACTGTTCGCGGTCTATCTGAGTTTTAATCATCAGTTCCGTCTCATCCAGGGCAAGTTTCTCACGTTCCAACTCAAGTTCCGCCGCATCCTGCTGTTGGTCCGCTGCCAGCTTCTGCTGTTCAATCTGCTGCTTGGCTGTATCGGCTTGCTGCTTCCGCTGAACTTCGGACTCCCGAATTCCAAGCTCGCGTTCCCGCTGCTGGATAATCGGATCTTGCTGCTGCTGTGCCTGTTGCTGTGCCTGTTGCTGTTGCTGTTTCTTACCAGTGAGCTGATCTGCGGCTTCGGCAACCAGGGTACTGAGCCTCTTCTCGACATCTTCGGGTAGCGGCTGATCGACCGGAGGCAACGGAACACCCAACTCTTCCTCTATCTGTCTACGGAAGATGAAGGCCAGATGCTCCCTGACATGTGCATCAAGTGCACCCATAACCGCACCGCCAGCAGGACTATTCTGAACTTCCTGCGCCATCTGCGGATCACTTTTCAATACCATATGGACACGCATGTGAGCATCGTGATCCTGGTATTCATATGCCTTAACAGGTGACATCGTAAGTATATCCTGATTTTCGCTGACAGGATCTTTCGGAGGTACCTCGTCCGTATCGGGAACAACCTTATCGGCGTTGGGAATACCGATGAGATCCATCATCTGCCTGTGCAGAAGAGGCATGTCATAAAGATTTGGTGCCTGAGCTGCTAGTTGCAGGGCGGCTTGGTATTGCATGATCCGTTGTGCCATGCTGGACGCATTGGGGTCCGAAACAGGCACAACATCAATACGATCATCAAAATCTTCAACTTTTATACCCTCTCCCTCGTCAGTCTCATATGGATATTCTGGATCTGTGTAGTCACGAATAATTTCAGATAAAATTTTATATTCTTGCTTCAGGCTTGCATGAATTCTCGCCTGAATCGCAGACTGGACCTTCATGGCCCGTTCCATGATTGCAAGAGTGGTTCCAACCGGAGCCTCTTGATTCATGTCCGCTATTTTCATATCGGCCATGGACGCAAATCTGCGTCCTTCTTCCACGATGTTACCCAGCAACTGATAAAGGACCGAAGAAGGTTCCTTATAAGGAAGGAAGGTGATGTTGTCACGAATCGCCCCTCCCGGCACATCAACGTCCCTGAATTCTCCTGGCATAATCGGCGTATCATCGCCCTTGATTCTCAGCCCACGAGTCTTCAACCCTCCAGGCAGATTCGACAAGGTGCCCGCATCAACAAGTTGACGCAGTAGGCTCGTCGCTGACTTCGCGAGTCCGCCAATCATATGGATCAGACCAAGATTGTAAAATCCGATTCCAGGAACGTATCCGTAATGTACGAAGTGTTGTTTCTTTATTCGATGTGGATCGTCTTCGGTCCAGTTCCTGTAAATCGACAATACAGTGCTATTTCCCTTCTCTATCGTAATGACATACGGGAGGGCAACACCGTCGCCGTCCTCAAATCCAGGTAGATCCAGATCAGCGTGCATTTCGAGAAGCTGATGCCGCTCGTCCTTATCCCAGGACGGCTTCACGCCTCCGATATCTAAATATTTATCTGTTACTATGTCTTCTTCGATATGGGAGGGCGTTAGTTCGACATCACGGTAGAACCCGCTTACCTGAAGCTTCCTGATTTGATTGGTGCTCCTATTCATTACATGAGTGTACCGCTCCGCCTGCGCCAGATCGGCCTCATTGTACGAAACGACAAAATCCTCCGCCGGAACGAACATCGAAGTAGGTCTGCCCAGGGATGGATCAAAATAGATTTTACGAAATGCAGAACCAGCCAGCGGCAAACTAAAAAGAAGCTTCTCCGTTTCAGACCTGTATTCAGTCATAACTTCAAGAAGCTGATAGTTCAGATATTGCTGAACCCGTTTCGACTGCTTATCCCTTTCAGGACTGAAGGTGCCCCAAACATGACATTTGACCGGACCCTGGGCTGGCATGATCTCCTGAATCGTCTGACTCTGGAATCTCACTACCGCCTCGGACAGCATGGGATGAAACACGCCACACGCTCCGGCCCAAGGTGTCGTGCGATCTTCTATCTCCAAACCAAGCTGATCAAGGCCCTGCTCATACGTCTGTTCCCAATCGGACCTGCTACTTCTATCTGCATCAAACTTGGAAATAAGATCTATGGCAATAGAACGCAGTTCGTCATCTTCTATATATTCGGCAAGGTTTGACTCGAATCTCTCACCGACATCACCTTCCGGTGCCATCGGATCGAAATCAATTTCGACGCCGCCATCATCCAATTCGGTTACCAGAGACTCCGGTGAGGCCATCTCCTCTTCTACAAGCATGAGTCCTTCTGGACTCATATCAAAATCATCTCCGCCGAAAAAAGGATCTAGTGATTTATCTACTGCCACGGATCATCCTTCTCATAATATGAAGTACACACAATGAAATACTATAACCCCAGGGTCAACAATCAGTAGTAGTCGGCCTTACGCGTCGGAAGCAGATCACCCATGGGTTCGTCGCTCTCTATAGAAATAAAACCACCCTGCCTAAAACGCAAAAGTGCCTGCGTGGAAGAGTCCACCAGATCGTCGTGATCTCCAGTAGGAAATGCAGCAAACTCCTCAATCACCTTTTCCGCCCATCTTTTTTTGGGTGCCCAAACATGACCGGAAGAAAATAAATCGGAAACGGCGTTTACCCTGGCTATCTTATCCTTCCCCCTGCTGGGAACATACTCGCCTACCGGAATTCCCATACGCCGCAATTCAAAGATCAACGGCGTACCCGCCGCCTTCGCCTCCACGATAAAGGCATCGGGCTTGTATTCTTTGTACATCTCATAGGCACGGGTTTTCAGATCTGGAAACTCAAGGCGTTCTTCGAGCGCATCCAGCAAAATAATGTTCGTTATTTTGTTTTCATCTGTAAATACACCCCATGTCGTACACGCACTGTAGTCTGCGGTTTCCTTTGCAAGAAACGCAGTATCCCAGGACTGTATGACAAATTCACACTTGGGCGGATCTTTCTCTTCCCACTCCTTCCACCACTCCCGTTTGATGATCGCGCCTTCTTCGGAGGTCGGATCTTGCTGATACTGGGCAGTCCACTTGCCGACAGGAAGTTCCGCCTTCAGGGCTTCGAGCTGATCTATCGGCCAGAACCCAGGCCACAAAGGTTTTCCGCTGGGAAGGATGGCAGGAAACTCAATTACCTCCCACTCATCCGCACCACCTCTTTCGACTGATGCCTTGATGATACTTCCGGTCAGATCCTTCTTGGACCATCTGGTCATCACCAGACATATCGCCCCACCGGGCTGCAATCTCTGACGAGGGCCGGATGTGTACCATTCATATGTACGATCATATACGGATGGATCATTAAGAGCAGCTTCCTGCTCTGAATGGGGATCATCCACGATCAAAATATCCGCACCCTTACCAGTAACTGCACCGCCAACACCGATAGCAAAGTATTCTCCGTCCTTGTTCGTGTTCCAACGTCCCGCAGCTTTCGAGTCCGCACTCAAGGCAACGCCCGGAAATATCTTGTCGTAGTCGGCGGAACCAACAAGGTTACGAACCTTACGACCGAATCCCACTGCAAGCTCTGCCGTGTGAGCAGTCTGAATAACCTTGCGATCAGGAAACTTTCCCAGATACCAGGCGGGAAACAAATGTGACGCGAATTCCGACTTGGTATGCCTGGGGGGCATATTTACGATCAGCCTCTTGAGACTCCCTTCCGCAATACGATTAAATGCGTCCGACATGGTTTTGTGATGCGAGCCTTCGATAAATGCAGGCCACACCTCCCTAACGAAAGTCAGGAAATCCTGCTGTGATGCAACTCTTGTCTTCGCAGTAGAAAGTCTATTGATGATCTCAAGTATTTCTTTTTTATCAGCTTCCGCGAAAGAATTCAGATTCTGCTGTATCGTGGATATGTCCACTAATTACCCTCTCTGCATATATCGATTACACTACTAACTAACTGATGCCACCTTTTGCTTCCAGGATCATAACCTAACTCAGAAAGGTACTCTTCCAAAATATCATCGGCAGTTTTTCCTACAAATTTCACTTTGCCGTTGCTGTGACGAGCATAATGTTTTGGGTAATCCCTGAGAAGCCTGTCAGCCTTGTATCCCAGGATGACATAATTTCTCCCACGCATTCCAGCGGCCTTGTAGGCATCAACAGCGTCGGCCAAAACGTAGAGAAGTTTCTGATCCATATTATCTATATAAGTAATCTAGACTTAGATATCTAGTCTAGATTATCTAGATGTATTATCTAACTTGAAAAGAAAAATAGATTATTAAGTTAGATAATATGGTGCCATCGTAAATGGGTGGTCGGTAACAGAAAGTACAAAATTTGCTCATCGGATATCCAAAACAGTGTTTTATACAACCGAAAACCCGCAACCTCCAGCAGGGGGGGTCGGGGTCACTCCCCACCCAAACAACTCGTAACCGGGACAACTCGACAACTCTTGCAACAGGCCCCCCTATCTTAACAGCAACTACTCCGAGTCCTTATCTCTGTCCGATCCCAAGCTTCCACTAAATCTCTAGGTTTTGAGTAAAGGCAAACTACCGCCTTGACTCAAATCAAGAGAATTTAGAGGTCTGAATGCATGGTTAATTATTCTTCTTCGTTGGAGCTTTGTTATGAGTAACCCGATTACTAAAATCGACTTCGTTCAGCAGTCCGTACAGTTCGCAGTTAAGAACGGTCTGGACCTCCTTGGACTCCATCAACACATGGAGAGCATCTATGACAAGCAGTACCTCCTAAAGCGAGCACGGTTAGCTGAAGAGCGACCCTACCTCACGGCCACGGAGCCAGTAATCAAGGTCGGGAAAGAAGCTCACGTCCTGAATAACCCTGACGCCGAGGTGCCACTCGGCCACGATAGTCAGGCTTCTCAGTTGACGATTGCGTGCCGTCGATCTGGTGTCATGCCCGCCGTGAAGCAAGCCATGTGGATCGAAGCCATCACCTACATGGTCACCGAGGGTATACAGCTTCAGCGTGGCGAGATGTTCAGCTACCTCGAACAGGCCGAGAAGGTTGACTTCGAAGCATCTGACAAGCTTGCACGCGATGCACGGAGTAACCCTGTAGTAGATAACGATCTGCCATTCTAGATCGTAACAGGTAGAGCGCATGGCGTAGCAGAGGCCACCTCGTAACGTCGAGGTTCATCCTAACCTCCTCTGCTAGAAGGTTCGACTCCTTCCGCTCTCATAAACACTTGACGATTACAATCCATTACAACTCGTTAAGAATAGAGAGACCCTCTAATCATAGTTTTAGTAACCGTCCTCTTCACCAAGGAGTCAACATGTTCTACGCCTTCGATACCCTCAATGACGACCAGCTTGGCCTAATTGACAGTGCAACCAAACGTATCGGCACTGTCCTGGTCATAGAGTCCATCCTGCGTTCAACCACCAGGGCTATCGTAGACGGCAAGACCATCGACGATATCGTAGAGGACGACACCCTCTTCCAGACCCTCTACGACGACATGGTCGGCATCGAAGACGCTTGGGCTGAAGAGCGTTGCGACCCTTACCTTTAGGAGACCATCATGGAATTTTTACAGTCACTCCCACTACCAGCAGTCATAGTCCTGGTAGCCCTCGTAGTAATGTACGTCATGATAGCCCGTTGGGAGTCAGCGTATAAGACTAGCCACATGGGCTACTCCAAGGACGAATGGGAAGGGTTCATTGCCCGGTATGGCTATAGCCGTAAACAAATACAGAACATCTGTAACTATTACGGACGCGACTTTCCCAAGAACGACGAGGACTGGATCAGGTTGGAAGCAAGGATGTCGCTCGACCTTGCAGAGGCCAGCATGTGCCACTCCTCAGAAGACCATGAAGCTCTCTGCGACTTCGTAATAGACGGCAAAGGCTTGGGTCATTGGGTGCAAGCAGACACCTCAACAAAAGTAACCCCACCACGGTTAGGAGAAACAGCATGAACGAGGTTACAGATTACCAACTGTACTCAGGTGCAGTATTCGTGTTCGCAATACTAGCCATCATACTCTGTCTACTCTGGACAGTGGCTATAACAATCGGGGAGGATGACTAACATGTTAGCTCAACTTCTGTGCCTCATCATCGTGGCCGCTGCGGCAACCTATGGCGGCTACCTCATAGGCCGTAACACCAACGGCTCACTCCGCCAAGACTTCGTAACCTGGCTGCTTCAGGGTACGGATATGGAGATAGTATCCAAGGCTGATCTAGCCATGAGAACCTGGGAGGAGGACAGCCCATCACCATGGGACCCACCAGCCAACCTGCCAGACAAAGAGTGGCGGGCACGACTCGACCTGCTCACCCAGCGGACGAAAGGAAAACTACCTGAAGCTGAGTACCAGAAGAAACTCGACGACCTATTACACTCAGACGAGGAGCCGTTCTAATGGCGATCCTAACTCACTGTGACGCATGTGGTGCAGACGGAACCGTAACAGAAAGAGAAGACTACGCAATGATACAGATAGGCGACAAGGACACCATAGTAGTAGCCATACCTGTAATGACTTGCAGTAAGTGCACCTTTGAATGGTATGACGACAGAGGAGAAGACCTGATAGGCCAGCAAGTGACGGAGTTCTTAGAGTGGCAAAACAAAGGACGACTAGCACCCGACAACGACGATAACTTCAAACCACATCTGAACTAAGGAAAACAACAGTGAGAAAGATACAGTGGCCAAAGACATGGTGGGCAAGGCACTGGTAGCCATACTCCTTCCGACACTATACATCCTCGCCATGGTCAGAATCATGAACACCTGGCCATGGTAACCTTCATGAACAACTGGCAACAATGGAAACCAGGTAAAAAAATATACAACAGCAAATTAGGTGGATACGGTCGCCATCAAAACAATATTGGTGCAGAGAAGGGATTGTCGAGTAAAGAGCCTCGTCTACTGCCCTCTTATCTTCATGCTTTGCGGGTCGGCTCTTGACTCGCCTGCACCCTCCTCCGCGGTCTAGAGGTATGGGTTGGCCATATTGATTCAACCAAACAAAAGGAGTAGAACAATGGCTAAGAAGGAAACGAAGTTCCCAGTAGGACCACCAACACGAATGAACCTGGTAACAACACAGGTAAGGGCAGATGCACAGATAGGTGAAGAACGAATTGCTGACAACGCATACACACATGGTAACCCGGAAACCTGGGATGCCGTAGATGTGATTGAATCAGCAACAAGATCAGCCTATCAGATAGCACAAGCATCAGGCCGAGGTAAGGAAGCAACTGTAGCTAAGGGCAGAGCAACAGAACTGATATGCGAAACCCTGCTAGGTGTATGTTCAGTAGAACTAGGTGATGAGTGGATGCACGACAGAGAAGGAGAACCACTAGCACCAAGAGAAGCAAGACAAGCATTCGCCAACCATGTCTACGCTATAGGCTATGAGCAGGTAGTAAACTCAGCATCAGGTAGATGGGACAGGAAGGATCGCACACACGCAACCAAAGACTTGCAGATAAATTCAGCTACTGCACTATGGTCTGGGAAACGAGCGGATTGGGCGAACGCATTAACATTATACGATAAGAACCCAGCTCAAGTACAAGCGATACTAGAACCTAACAGAAGAAACAGAAACAAAGATGGTGTCGCTGGGAAAACCATGTCATTTGAGCAACGCAGTAAGGACATGACAGAGAAGATAGATATCATGGCCAAGGTACAATGTGCCGACTGGAATAAAACAATTTCAGACCTGAACACAGCTCAAGGCAAGGTAACTACGCTAAGTAAAAAGCGTAATGACATGAGAGCAGAGGTAACATCAAGATTCAACCTTGATGTAGTAGTAAGAAACAAGGACGCAGTGTCTGCATGGAACCAGCAACTGCAAGATGTTATCGACTCTGATAACGAAGTAGCATAATTCAACCCGGGGTGGGGGATGTAGGCTAGACTTGCCAGAATACAGCAGACAAGGAAGCCTGCACCCTCATTATCCGGTAACTAATACACAAGGGGTAAAGCTTCATATCAATGAGAGTATGAAGCAATACTTAAACAACCATACCTGTCTTACAACTAGGTGCCCTTGTACATAACTATCGTAAGGTAGAGACCATCAGTCGGGCCTGACTGGTGGAGGGAGTGGCCGAAAAATCTTTCAACCATAGGGAGATAAGGCAACGCAAGGCCCTGAATAGGGGATAGCCTAGTCAAGTGACTAGCTATTGGCAGACATGCAACTTGTGGGTAAGCCCCGTACCATAGACTAGCGTACTATGGGAGCGTCTTGAGAGTACCTCTAACGAGAAACCTCTCTGAAAACTGACCGAATATCCTATGTATGGGATAAGGTGATTAACTGGTGGGCACATGGCTCACCCTTCAACGATGGATCAACCCTCCGGGGAATACCGGATGCCATTGAGAAGACCGAGGGAAACCTTGGAGTTAAGGCAGACGAAGCCTACATACATCGGGGAATGGACTTTCCTAGGTTCGCATACCTAGGCTCCTACTCTACCTTACATAACAACAAGGAAATTATGACTGACGTAGCAAGAATAGCATCAATGGCATCCACACTCTTCGCACACACGGAAGGTGACAGCCCCGAGAGCATCGAACAACGTGCGAGATTCTACAAATTAGTTCCTGGAATACACTGGCCCGATGACTGGGACAGTCTCGACCAGGCAGAACAAAAGAAAAGACTAGATGGCATGGATAAACTTGGACTCAAGAGCAGATAGACTATGAAACACCACACACCAACAGAAACTGAAAAACTATACAAAGACATTGACACCCTAGTTGATAAGCTAGGCAACGTTGCAGTAAGAGCACAAGACATGAATCTGGCTTTCCGAAACCATATCATCCAATACTTACAAGCAGAACTACGCTACTTGAAACTTGGAGGCGACATACGCAGACAAGAAGAACAAGTTCGCAACCTCAGAAGCATGATCGGACTCGAAATGCGTAAATACAGGGGAGAATAAAAAAATGTGGAGACTATTATATCGTGATCCGCTCCTATTAAACGACCCAGCTAACATGTACCGGGCAACATGGTATCGGACAGAAGAAGAAGCACAAGCAGAATTCGACAGGCTAGAAAAGATGTATCACAAACAGATGAAAAAAGGTAGACGCGGTCATAGCATACGCTTCATACAATGGCCACCATCAGGTGCATATGAACGTGACAAAGAAGGCAAGATAGTATCAGACGATATCACTCAAGGCTTACACTTTGCAAATAGGTGGGCGCAATACCAACTGATGTAAAAAAAAAAACAAAAAAAATTTAACAGGATAGGATTACAACGTGTCTACTTAAAGGAAAAAAATTTAACAAATTAGGACAACAACAGAGGAACCCGCGCGAGGGTGGTACGGTCGCCATTAAATACTTAATGAGAACACCCCCGAAGATTGTACGGTCGCCCGCGAAGGGGGTACGGTCGCCATTAAATACTTAATGAGATAGGCCCCCTGTTATCAGGCTTCGATAGAAAGGATCGCCCCAAGTTTCTCCATCAGTTCCTTCTCTATCTCCTCCGGTGACTGGCTCTTCACCGTCACAAGGGTGCTGTCCTCGAAGAATCCCATCTTCTTACCTAGCAGTTCGAGTGCCCTGATACGACTGGCCGCAGGGTTCCTGTCGTTCGCTGCCTCATCCTGCAATTGCTCAATGATCCAGTCGCCAGTCAGCTTTCGATGTGCCCGCCTCTCTTTCTGCGTGTCTTTCTTCAGAGACTTGATGGCAGCCTTCACCTTCTCGTTCTTGGAGAGTTTGAACGCAGAGTTTCGTATTACCTGTTCGCTCATCTTGGAGGTATCGTATGCCTTACGATAGGCTTCCGTGTTGTTGTCACCGGAGGCCACGAACGAAGCGAATGCCGTCTGCTTGGGCGTGATCGTGGGGCGGATCTTCATAACCTCACGATATACATCCCCCTTATTTTCGTCAATGCCAAGCCGGATGAACGGTCGCCAGGGTATAGCTGTTAAATGCTTAATGACTACCAGGGGAATTGAATAAATAATAAAAATCCGTTATATTTATATTAGGAAAAATGAGTTCTGCACCGAGGGGTAGAGGGTGAGGTCACTCATTAAATACTTAACGAGCAGAGAGGAGAGGATGAAAAGAATCCGCGTTAAGCGGAGGACACCACCGTCAGGTCGGCCACGGATACCGTCATGTCTCAGACGAATCGAATGTAGCGTGTTACGCAAGCAGATGATCGGAGAGTACATCGGGTCGATGGCTAGGGGTGAGCAAGTGCAAGCCAACAACCTGACCCAAGAGTTCTTACGCAATAAGGACCACCATGTTGAGACATGGAGGGAGAGGGAGGATCACAAGGTAGGTGAGATACCTACCACCGGAGCCTACACTCTCAACAAGTCACTCCCCAGTAACCTGTCCTTCACTGAGGAGAGAGATAGTAAAATCCGTTCTCATTAAATGTTTAATGAGTGTGTCCCCAACCAAAGGAGAGAAGTATGGACACGAATGATGAGCAGTACATGGAACTTGTGGTCAAGTGCCAAACGAAACCGGAACCTGTACGCACCATAGACTTAGAGAATCTTAATGCACGATTCGGCAGGGTGCTTAGTAGCAAGAAGGTGCATGAGTCAGCCGACAGGATAGGCGAGGCTTGGGGAATTGGAGGTTCACTATGAGTGCGAGAGATGATGCAGATATTCTGCTTGAAGCTCGTATAATCAAGGAAGATCCGCTGTGGTATCTGGATACGGTGAGAACCATATGTGTTTTCACCGGAGTCGAATGGGAGGATGTCGAGTACGAGGAGCCGGATGCTGTTGAGATGTTGAACCTCGTAGGGTGGTCCGATGATGAGTAAGCCGACGACCCAGCAGCCCCCGGCTGCAACAATAAATATTTTTGAGTCTCCTGATTTTCCAGGTACCGAGGAGCATAGCCCAACATGTGAGTGTTACCCATGTCAGCAAGCTAACTATCGAATGAATCGTGATGACCCAAGCGTGGAAGGAGATGAAGGATGAAACAGTTTACATCAAAGATTGTTATGACCTTTACCCCCAATGTGATGGAAGCTCAAAGCTATCCTCAATATGTACAGCTACTGAAGGACAGTTTTCTTAAAGATAATGGTATGATGCTACGAGATACTGAGATACGGGAAGTCTCAATTCTTCCAAGTGCAAATGACCATACTCGTAACCAATTAGATCGGGGAGGATATGATGTTATCGGATGATGATATGGGGCTGATTCAGCAGGACGCAGACCTTTTTTATAAGACAAGGGAATGGCTGAACCAAGAGGTGAGCGAAGTCAAGCAGATCTTGGATGAACAAAGAGACACTTCACTGGGAGTTCCCACCTATGAAGGAAGCCCACGATTCAAGGGGTTTCCTTATTTGAACACCATGGAAGGGAAACTTGAGTGTGCCGAAACACTATTGCGTAGGATTGACCAATGGGAAAAGGAAATAACTGAATGAAAAAATTTACAGTGTGGTTCAGTGTGGGCATGGACTTCAAAGAAACTATCGAAGCCGAAGATGTCCATGATGCACAGCGTAGGTTGGAGGCCAGAATAGATGACAACTACTCCGATTATGTAGCACAGATAGAGGAACGTAAAACTCGAAACCTTGCAAATTGTCCCATAACACACATCCATGACATAGCTGAGGTGCCCGATGAGTAAGTACGGAGAAGTGAAAGACCTGGTGGATAAAATAAAAATGTTTTCCAATCTTAGAATTCATGCTTATGAATCTGGGTTGAAAGGAAATGGTTCTTTCCGGCAGGAGTCTGATGACCTGTTGGAGCAGATCGAAAAAGATCTGGATAAATTAGTCGAATTGATGCCACTATACCCTTACCCTTAGAGGATATTCTGATGGCCAACATGAAATTAGTACACCGAATTTGTGAGTTAGAGGATGAGGTCAAGAAGCTATCGAAGGAAAACCACTGCTTGAAAGCGAACTTATTCTCACTAGAAAATACACTGACTGATATGACCGTAGACAGAAAGCTATTTCCTTGGCGATTCCCCGAACCCCTTGACGCCTGGCGGCAGGAAACAGATAAAAATATTTCTGAGTTAAAGAAAGTAACCGAGTATCTGTCTGCGATTCACCGGAAAGAACTAGATATGATTGAGGCACACGAAGCAATTCACCGAATACACGCGGAGGAGATTAGACGAAAGCAAGAAGCGAACAGTGAGGGTGAATCTAGTGAATAGTTATGCTAACCTAGCGAATTATCAACGCGCACTAAACGAGGGGGAATTGAACAATAAATAAAAATGTGTTATATTTCTTTGTAGAAATGGTCGAGCAGGACCACCACCATTAAATACTTAATCATCAACAAGGAGAGGAGAAGATGATAAAAGAGGTGGAACCCCAAGACGTTCCCGACATTGTCGTGGAGTGTGAGCCAGTAGGCGAGCCAGTCGTACTGGTAGGTAGCCCTGGGGTGGGCAAGAGCTTCATCATCAGAGAGTGTGCCAGACGGATCGCCGCCCTAAAGGCAAGGATCTTAGGCATACCTGAGATGACGGTAGTTGAGAACCCACCTACAGGATACCAACGTGCGGTACATGAGTATGCGTTGAGGATGTTCAACGCTACTTACCTTGAGCCAGAAGACTTCGTGTTCCCGAACATCAGAGAAGTCGCGGATGCTCAAGCCATGTACGAGAGGCTAGTGATTGATCACTTGCCTCGCGAACCCTTCAATCTTATGAGCTTTGAGGAGATCGCCAAGAAGCCGGATCTATTCAAGATTCTGGCACAGCTAATGAATGAAGGTCAATTGGGAATGGATTATGTCTGTCCCGAACATACCTACTTCATGGCTACGTCCAACCAAGCATCCGATGGTGCAGGATCGTTCGATTTCCATACCGATCTAATCAATCGGGCAATGATCCTCATAGTGAAGCCGACAGCCGAAGGATTCTGTCGCCACCACGATGGTGAGTTGGCACCGGAGGTCATGGGATTACTAAAATGGTTCCCAGATTTAATTATGACCTTCGATTCGAGTGCCCGTAAGAAGCCGTTCGCATCACCCAGATCCATATTCACATTTAATAAGATGCTGAGTAATGGCACCGACTTTGAGAAACATCCGTCCGGTGATCAGATGATGCTGGGTATGCTTGGAGAAAAATTTACCGTCGAGTTCAAAACTATGGTGAGAGCGTTCGGTAGGTTGGGCAATATTGATGCAATGCTCAGTGATCCAGACAACCACCGTGACGAAATCGAACGACTGAAAAATGATACCAGTCACAACGGTAGACAAACACTGTGTAGTATGATTGTTATGTTAGCGAAGCGAGTTAAAAAAGATCCATACCAGTATAATAATATTGTGAAGTTCATGGAGCAGATTGATGACGAGAGTGCGGTGACCTTCACCCACATCGCATTGCAAGTGAACCCGAAAGTGAAGGATCAGACTGAGTTCGGGCGACACTATGCAAGAAACCAAGGCTTCTACTTCTAAGAGGAGGAGAAATGAAGAAGCTATTTGAAGGAGCTTTACTAGTAAGTTTCGATACCAGGCACCCAGGTGACAAAAAATCTAACAGAGCGTTGGCTGATCGGGCCGCCGATCACTTGGGAATTGATAGTTCTAGGTATGGAAATGTTATACACACTATCCCCAAGAACATTATGCAGAGGATTCGTACTCCTGCTCGCCATGCTAGGGAGCTTATGAAACGTGAAACAATCGTATGGTCTGCATCCAAAAATAATTATAACGGAGGGAGAGTGTCCGGCGGTCAGTACCTGTTGACTACTGACAAGCTACCGAAATTTGAAAGTGGCATGGGAAAGTATCGACAGGAATGGGAAGACCTGAAGCGTACAGAATTATTTTCCAAATATGCTATGATCTGTGCCGAAGCACCCACCGCACTCAATGATGCTTATGACCCAAGGTACTACCCGCCTATCGACGAATTGAAAAAACAATTTGAATGGAATGTAAGGTTAAATCCGCTGTGGGATGTCAACGACATCACCAATGATGTCAGACTCAAGGCATCAAATGATCTGGTAGAAACTTGTATCGAAGAAGCACAACGAGATCAAGCTATGCGAATATCCAATGCAGTTGGATCAATGGCTGAACGAGTTATCGACCTGACCTCAGATATAGCAGATCGAATGGCGTATGATCCCGATCCTTCCGACAAGAGGAAGGGAAACAATCTACCCAAGGCACCGACATGGAAAAAATTATCTGACTTGACGGATACTTTGGATAGTGTCAATCAAATGTTTGATGATGATGCGCTGACTGAAACAGTAGAAAAGATGAGAGAGTTCCAAGGTCGAGTAGGAAACATGGGTTCAGCTAAGGATATCAGAGAGGCATTGCAGAAAGATTCGTCAGAGAGGGACCGATTGAAAAATGAATTGGCTGACATTCAAGATGCGGCATCTCCGGCATTGAATAGGTTCGATGAATTCATGGATGGCTGAAACAATAAACCTAGAAAATTAAGGTTATAGTTTTTGCGGTCCCGTGCTTGGCTCGTGAAAAAAATATATTTAAGAAGAAGTTTACTATCACCCGAAACGGAACAGCCGGAACAACTCAGGGAGAGGAGAGAGTATGAGGGAAAAATCTGAAGCAGACGTACAAATACAGCGTGTAAAAAAGAGTCGGGCACGACTGTATTCGGAAGCACCTGGTACCTACATGATGATGGCAGGACTTCCGATAGAAGTGAGCAACCAGATAGACACGTTCGCTACTGACGGAAAAAAGGTTCTTGTAAATGTTAATTTCTGTAAGAGCATACCCGACCTTAACGTATCGGGAATAATGATACACGAATCTTTACATATCAGTTTGAAACATATGTATCGCAGACCCGAATGGTGTTGCCATGCGTTATGGAATGAAGCGACCGACTATGTAATCAATGGTTGGATCTACGAAAGTGAGAACTATGGAAAATCGTTTAGTCTTCCCAAGAATTGTTTGAACAACAAAAAATATTGGGGATGGGCTGCCGAGAAAGTTGCCAAAGATCTATTGGATAACGGATGGGAAGAACCACCCGAAGGTACTGACACAAGGGTCAGGCCAGGTGATGTCATGGATGCCGAAGAAGAAGGCGATGACTTAATCGAAGCAGAGGAAGAACTGGATGAGCGTATAGCCGACGCCTCCCTGTTGGAGAAATCTGTAGGTCGAGGCAAGGGTGGTATGATGACCAAGATTGCAGACCAAGTAGGAAAAACGAGTACATCCGAACACATAAGACATTGGCTACAAACTAGATACACTAGCCCAAACAAGAGTCTCGCCAGACCGAACAGAAGATTTGTTCACAAAAAAATATATCTGCCCACTCCGAAGAAGCAGGTAGAGAGACTCCATGTTTGTATCGACTCATCTGCATCAGTAGGCAAAAGCGAATTAGCTGACTATCGTTGCCAGATTGTGCGATACGCTAAAGAGCTTGGGTTGAACGTCATCCGTGTAGCGTATGTGGACTCACGCATCCATGAGAACAAGATAGACGGCGGTATCTGGCACGACATAGTGCTAGATGGAGCAAGCCCCGACAGCATAGAGCTGAATGTCCACGGAGGAGGAGGCACTAGCTTCGATCCTATATTCAACAGGGTAGAAGAAGAAGGCGAGGAGGTAACAGCACTCGTCTACATGACTGATGGGTATGGTAGCGTGTCCGTGAACGAGCCGACCTATCCGGTGCTATGGCTCTCGTCTGGTTGCGAACCTGACTTCTACAGAACTAGCAAGTGGGGCAAGCATGTCTCACTCACATCATACTAAACAGGAGAATCACCAGTGAGTAACCACATCGAAAGACCAGTACATCAGATAGTTGATAAGATCTCAGATAGCTTGGATCGTTTGGAAAAACAATTAGAACTTCTGGGAAAAATAATTAAGAAGGAGGGGGAAGATGAGTCACCCAGGTGAAGAAGTAATCATGGAAAGAATCGAAGAAGATATCGCTGAGATGAGCAGGGAGGAGAAGGTAGAGTTTATTGTTGATTGTGAGATCGCACCGTCTGATTGGGCATGGTCTTCTATAATAGTGAAGGAAGACGAACTGTTCGGCAAACCTGCATGGGATGAGGATTC